TATAGTCGAATATTAAAACCTTATAATAAAAAATGGAAAGTAATGGAGATTGGAATTGATGGTGATCCTAAACCAGGAGGGAATTATAAATATTTTGGTATCGGGAATGATTATAAAACATTAGACGTACTTAAAAGAGTTAATCCTGATATTGTTGCCGATATTTGTGACACTAAACTACCAGGGAAGAAATGGGATTTGATTATTTTTAGTCAAACATTGGAACATATCTTTGATTTTAGATCGGCAATTAAAGAGTGTTATCGATTGTTAAAAACTGGAGGATTTTTGATTATCGATTGTCCTTTTGTTCATCCTTATCACGCAACAGGAGGATATGATGATTATTGGAGAATATCTCATACAGCTATGAAAAAACTATTAGAAGAAGTTGGATTTGAGTATGGAAAGACAGTTTCGGTTAATGATTTATTAACATCAGCAATGGTGAGAAAACCAAAATGAAAACTTGTACATTAGACTTTGACGATTTTAGTGAAACTAACAATAGACTAGATTGGCTGTGGATGTTAAAAAATGAGTTTCCTTATTTCAAAGTAAACTTATTCACTGTTCCTAGTCAATGTTCAAATGAATTTATAGAATACATAGGTGGATTATCATGGATTCAATTATGTATGCATGGTTATTCTCATAAACACAATGAGGATGTTAGTCTAAAGTTTCTTCAAAATAGGGCTAGATTACATCAGACATACCATTTTGCTCCTATTTATCGTGCCCCATATTGGCAACTTTCTGATGTCATGTATGAAAAATTAAAGAAACTTAAATATAAAATAATGCTTCATCCTGACGATCCGAGAGATGGAATTAAATATAATTGGAATATTAAAGATAGCCCGCCTCCCCTGAATATTTTGCGAGGGCATGGCCACATACAGGATACTCAAGGTAATGGACTTATTGAGACTATGGAAAACATTATGAAACTACCAAAAGATACAAAGTTCAAATTTATATGAAACCCAAAATTTCAGTAATCATTTCTACCTATAACAGAGAAAAACTACTTCAAAGAGCCATTGACAGCGTATTGGCTCAAACATTTAAAGATTTTGAAATTGTCGTAGTTGACGACCATAGTGATAAACCTCCCAATATCAAACTCCCAGATGGTGAAGATAGATTAATTGCTATGAGATTACCTTACAACACTGGTTACATGGTTAGACCAAAGAATATAGGAATAATAATAGCCAGAGGTGATTATATTTGTTATTTAGACGATGATAATACTTATCTCCCTAATCATTTAGAAGTACTTTATAAAGCAATTATTAAACATCAAGTAGATGTCGTCTATGGTGATAGAGTTTATAAAAGTAATAATCCTAATGAAAAGAGATTTATGGGAAAACAAAGCCTTCCTTATAATTTAACGCAAATTAATAATGGTAATTACATCGATACATCGGATATTATGCACACTATCCAATCCATCAATGACATTGGCTTTTGGGATATTTTTTGGGAAAGAAAAGGTGACTGGCTATTAATGGTTAGATTTGGTAAGGCAGGAAAAAGGATTGTCCATGTCCCAGAAGTGATTACTGAATATCATTGGGGAGATTCGAACATAGGACAACAAAATCCAATGGGAGGAGATTTTTCACCAAGTACGAAACAATTTAGAACTCATATACAAAATTTAGCAAAGGATGTTTATAAAGGAAGTTGAATACTTTATAATTATAAAGTATAATATAATTATAAAGTATGAATATTGAATTAACTCCAGCTAAAGAAGTAGTTATATGCCAAACTTGTGGAAAAAAGTTTGTAGCATGGAAAAACTATCATAGACAATTTTGTAGTCGTCAATGTTCTGGTAAAGATCCTATCCGTATAAAAAGAGCTAAAATATTAGGTAATAAAAATGTTAAACCAAAAATTAAAAGAATTTGTCAATATTGTGGGAAGGAGTTCAGTTTTGCACCTTGTTATCTAGAAGTAAAGGGATTTAAGGGAATATTTTGTAGTACAACATGTTATGCAAAATCACGCATCGGTAATAAAAGTCCAGGACATTCTAAAAGATTATTAGGAAGAAAAAGACCTAAACATTCTCAAAAAATGAGAGGTTCAGGTAATTCTAATTGGAAAGGCGGAATTGCACGATTACCTTATTCATATGAATTTAATGAAAACCTAAAAGAACAAATTAGAAAAAGAGATAATTATACTTGTCAGCTTTGTGGTAAATTACAAAAAGATGAATTAAACCAATATAATAGAAAATTATCAATTCATCATATAGACTATGATAAGAAAAATTGTAAAAAATCTAATTTAATTAGTTTATGTAATAAGTGTAATTCCGTGGTTAATTTCACCAGAAAGCAATGGATAAAATATTTTAAAGAAAAATTAATAAAAAAATGAAGATTGCCATATTCTCACTTACAAAAAACCGTTTATATTACACAAAAAGAACACTAGAAAGTCTTCACAATAAAACACACATCCCTTATGATCATTATATTATAGACCAAGCAAGTACAGATGGAACATTAAATTATCTCAATAAACATAAAGACATTTATAATCTTAAAATCTATCCTTTAGGGATAAACATTGGCATAAATAGAGGAGTCAATTTTGCCATTGATAGGATTGGTGATGAAGCAGACATAATTTTGAAGCTGGATAATGATGTTGAAATTGAAACAGATGGTTGGTTAAAAAAGTGTATCAACGTATTATCCAAAAAGTTTGTCATTTCCCCCTATGTTAAGGGATTAATAAATAATCGTGGTGGAGTAAATAGATATGGACATATTAAAGAGTTTAATATAGGATTAACGCCATTTATAGGTGGTATATGTATGATTGGTTACAGAGATGCTTGGACAAAAGATTCTAACGGATGGGAGTTCCCTGTACCTAAACATGCAGGAGGAGATAGGGCTTTTTGTATGAAATTAAGTCTTTCGGGATATAAATTTGGGTATGTTGAGGATGTAGTGATTAAACACATCGAAACGACAGAAGGACAACACAAACGATATCCTAGTTATTTTAAAAAAAGACAAACCGAAAGAAAGATGGTATTCTAAAGGAGAATGATGATAAAGAAATATGAGTGTCAAAAATGCCATCATAAGTTTTCTAAAGTAGTAGGTTCTAGTTTCATTAAGACTGTAATGCCCCAATGTCCTATTTGTGGTTCTGAAAACATTCGGAGTACAGACTATATTGAAAAAAAAGAAAAGAAATAGTATCATTGACAAGTAGATATAGTCTTTAATATACTTGTCTTAGTTTAAGTTTTAAGTTAAGAGTCCCAGGAAAAGCCTTTATTAAAAGGAATAGATAGGGACTTTTTAAATGTATAAATGGATTTAATATACAATTGTGGATATTACACAACACTTACTCTAGTATCAAAAAGTAACAAAAAGTATACTTTTAGAAAAAGATGTGTAACAGAAATAGATAATAAAGAAGATGCAAATTACTTTTTAGAAAAAACTGCGAGTGACATCTCTTGGTGTTCTAAAAATAGTAGAAGCATCCCTCCATTTATGAAATTAGAAGATTGGTGTGCAGGTAAAGAGGGTAGATTCGATATTAAGCCTTTTAGAATCTATATCCCTAAACTATATAAAGATTTATTTTTATTAAAATAATTAAGGAAAAATCATGACAGACACAAAAATTCAAAGATTTAAAATCGCTATTCCTATTCTTAAAACTAGCGTTAAGATTATTAAAGACAAAGACGGTAATGAAGTTGAAGAAAGATATTTAGATGGAGTTGCTTCGGGGACGGATTTAGATTTACACGGAGATAGAATGTCACCGTCTGCTATTGAATCTATGGCTAAATCTCTCAAACAACATGTTATTAATCTTAATAATGAACACGATACTTCTTGGTCAAGCGAGATAGGTGATATTAATGAGTTAACAGTAACGGACAAGAATGATCTTACTATTAAAGCTAAACTTAATAAAATGAGTACAGCTAACGATTTATGGTATGCTCTAACAGAACAGAATAAGAAACTTGGCCTTTCAATCGGTGGATATGTTAAAGACTATGAGATGGTTAAAGAAGGTGAAGGAAAAGATGAAAAATGGGTTCGTCTTTATAAGAAAATTGACTTAGATCACATCGCTGTTACATCCCGACCAGCTTATCCTAAAGCATGGGTTTCAAATATTGCAAAATCAATTAATGAAGAAAATGATAGAGTATTAATAAAGAAAATAAAAAAAGAAAATAAAGAAAAAAGTAGAAGGAATGAACGAAGAAAGCAATTCACTGAATTGGCAAGATCAATTGTTCGAAGTATCCAAAATATGGAAGCCGATTTATTACTTGAACTCGTTGAGAAAGGACTTACCTTTTTAAACGAAAAACAAATATTATTAATTGAAAGGAGTCTAGAAATGACTAAAAAAGATCCCTCACTGGAAGCTGACAAGTCTAAGAAAGACGAAGCTAAAAAAACCAAGTCCGAAGGTAAAAAAGCTGAAAAATCAGCAGCACCAGAGAATGAGAAATCCAAAAAGAAAGTATCTAAAGTCAAGAAATCGAAAACCGATTCAAAAGAGAAAAAAGTTGTTAAAACTAAAATCTCTAAAGAAAAAGTCAAGAAATCGAAAACTAAAAAGAAAAATCTCAAGGAGTCGGGCAAAAAGGAACACTCTGTGACTAAGAAAGTGAAAACTATCAAAGTAAAATCAGAGAAAGAACCTAAAAAGAGCAAAGAGGCAGAACTGGTTAAAACTGTTAAAGAACTTTCTAAAAGTCTTAAAACAGTACTTTCAGGCTATGAAGAACTTCAAGAAAAAGTTGAAAAGCTTGAAACTCAACCATCAAGTCGCAAGACTGTGGAAGTTAAACGGACACTCGGAGATGAAGAAACCGAAGATAAGAGTGTTGACGAATTGAAAAAGGCAAGAGACAAAAAAATTGAATCAGTTAAGAAAGAATTTGTAAACGATGCCAGTTTATTCGCTAGAATCCAAAGAGTCCGTGCCGAATATGCTAAAAGAATAGTAAATGTAGAGTAAAAGGTTTAGTTTTTATTATTTATTAAATGACTTAAAAAGAAAGGCAAAAAGTATGACAAAGAAATCGCAAGTAAAATTGCAAAAAGCTCTACTTGATGCTGCCTCGTTACTTCAAAAGTCAGCAAACGTATCTCAAGGCGTGGATCAAGCTGCATCCATGCTCATGAAAAGTGCTATTTACACTACAACCTCTGGAGCATTCGCTCAAAGAGAGCACTTAGACACCCAAATTGGTGACATCACCAAGAGGAACACCCCGTTCCTTGACAAGGTTGCTAAGGTAAAAGCAAATGGTAAAACTCATGAATGGGACATGGTTACGGCACTAGGAAGCACTGATACTGCTGTCGCTGAGTGCGGTACTCCTCCCGAGAATGACGCAACAATCACTCGCTATTCTGCTCAAATTAAGACTTACGCCACAAGCGTAAAAGTCTGTGATTTGGCACAATGGGCTGCAAGTGACTACTTTGACTTGATGAATCTTCATCTAGAAAAAGGAATGCGTAAAATTCTCCACGATGTTGAGAAAAAGATTTATTACGGTAATCATGATGGTACAAGTACCAATGACTTTACCGGGTTATATAAATTGATTGCTGATTATGCTGGGGCTTCCAATACCATTAACGCAAGTGGGAATCCAATTTCCCAAACTTACATAGACAACGCCATTCAGGCTGTTGTTGATAATGGTGGAATGTCCACCCATATGTTTATGGGGGCAAAAGATTTGAGAGACTTCGCTGCTCTCTGGGCTAACAAAGTTGTTTACAATGATCCGAATGCTGGTATGACTTTTGGTTATAACGTAGCACGTTACATGTCATGGGCTGGGCCAATTGAAATTGTCCTTGATCCATTCCTGATAGCGGCTAGTTCACCAAATACTCCTAATACAGATGTGTTTATTGTAGATATGGATGAAGTTGCTTTAGCACAGACAGAACCGATGTATCGTCTTCCGACATACAGAGCATTAGATTTGGCTGAAACCCAAACAGTGGTCTGGAATATTGTTTTGGAAGTTCGTGTCGCTCAATGGCAGGCAGTTGTTAAGAACTTAGGATAATCAATGTTTAAAAAACAAATT